TCTCCTCAATGTTATAGAAGAATCTATCCGAGTCTTCTGTTTTCCATTTTCTACTATCTTCTACGTTCCATTCGGTGCTCTGAGTCTTCCAGTCCAAAGGAATTTCATCCTTAACAGTAAAAGATGGAATATTCCATATTAATCTATTGTTTGGCTGAGCCGCATAGTTACCATTTTCTAGGGCTATGATATGAGCGCACTTATGTTCTTGCGGGATCTCTGAATGATCAGTGTCGATGATATTACTCTCTGGATGAGCCCAGTCAACTGTAAAAAGATAAGCTCCGGCGTACCATTTCTTATCTTTTCCTATATATTTTCCTGATTGGCTTAGAAGGATGTCAAAAGTACTAACACTAGGATAGTAACTAAAACAATTCCATAGCTCCAGCTCGTCAAGTCGCATCCTAGGAACTTTTTGGACAGCATATCCTTTTTGAATAAATGCAGAGATGGGTAAACGGTAAAAGACTGCACCGTTTTCCATAATGGCATGGAACAAAATCGGTCGACCAGTGAGACTAGCCAGCCCGAAAATGAGACAGTCTTCAGCTTCGCCATGATGTTCTTTAAGATCATAGAGATACTCTCTCCGAATCTGTGCATAGATCGTCGGTATGTTCGCGTTTAGATATGCCATCTATCATAAAACTCCTATGTTGCTAAGAAATAAACAGCAACAATAACTACCACAACAGCGGCAGATATTTTGGGATTAGCTTTTGCTAATGTCCAAAGTTGTTTAACTTTTTCCATGTTTCCTCCTTGTTAGTCGTATATGTCCCCCCAATTTTTACCAAACTCACAGTCTACTTTGTTGGGAACCTCAAGTGTAACAGCATTTTCCATAATCTCAACAATTCGTTTTGCCTGTTTATCATCCTCAATAGATAAATCAAGTTCATCATGTATCTGAATATGAGCTACAATTCCTTCTTTATGTAAATCTAGCATAGATTTTTTAGTCATGTCTGCTGCTGAGCCTTGAATTAATTTGTTTAATGATTTGTATGTATATGCTCTTCGAATTCCTGGTCCATGTTCCCTGAGTGCTTCTTCGTGCGGTAATGCTTTATGCATCCCGAATGAATTAGGTTCCCACAAAGGGAACCGACAAAGCCGGCCTAGTAATGTACGAATCTGTCCTCGCTCTTGTGCTCTATTAGATGCTTTCTCCATGAGCTGTTTTACAAATGGAACCGTTGCATGATACTGATTAAATAACTCTACTGCTTTTTCTCTGGTCACTCCTAGTTGGGACTGAAGTTTTCCTTTACCCATTCCATAAAATAATCCTAAGTTAATTGTCTTGGCTTGAGATCTAGGAATCTTTGCCATAGTAGCTACAGTTTGATGGAAGTCTGCTTTAGAGTCCTCTTTGTAAGAGTCAACCACTTCATACACTGATGGAAGTTTATAAAGAGATGCATAATGAACTACGAGTCTAGGTTCCTGTTGATTGTAATCGAAACATCCCCACTTACATCCTTCTTCAGGTATGAATAGGCTTCTAATCTTGGGTCCTAAGTCTTTGTTTCTAGCGGGAATTTGTTGAAGGTTTGGGTTTTGGTAAGAGAATCTTCCAGTGACCGTTCCTCCTGTTTGGGACCTTAATTGATTTATTTCTGCGTGAATTTTTCCTTTATGTTCGTATCTTAAAATAGAATCAATGAATGTGGTGTGAGCTTTATTAATTTCTCTGGCTTTAGCAATCAACCGTACCACTGGATGTGAATGTTCTTGTAAAAAATTTTTAGTAAAAGATGGAGCAGATGTTTTATCTGTTCGAGGGTATTCTATTTTCAACATATCAAATACATTAGCGACAGATCGTGCGGCCCATATCTGTGTGTCAATATTAGTTTCTCCTTTTATTTTCTGTAAGATTTCTTGCTCCTCTTTTATTAATTGTTTCTTCATGGCATGAGCTCTTTCAATATCAACTCGAACGCCTTTGAATCGCATATCGACTAGACATGGAAAGAGATCTGTTTCTAAATCAAAGATGTCTTCTAAATCCTGTTGAATGATTTCTTTTTTGAGTTCTTGCCAAAGACCTAAAGTAATTTCTGCGTCCCGCTCTGCATAGGATCCTGCATGCATGGCAGGCAGCTTATACATTTCTGCTTTAGGATTGATGCCCCATTCTTCTGCAGCTTCGGCCAGTGCTCTTTCATTTTTACCATAGCCTAAGTAATGCCAGGATAAACTATTGAGATCATATCTAAATCTATTTTCATCGGTGATGGCTGAGGCCAACATGGTACAAACAATGTCTCCATTGATTTTAAAACCCATGGCTCTTAACCAACAGACGTCGTAAATAGCATTGTGAAAAATTTTTGTGGAAGGAGCTTCTAAAATATCTTTAAGCCACGACAACACTTTGGCTTTCTCCATATTACCGCCCCCTTCATGAGCGATTGGAAAGTATCCTTTGTAATAAGAAGTTGCGACGGCTATGCCTATCACTTCTCCGTTACCAATAATAGAACCCGATCCTTTTTTAATAAGATCAGGATCTTTTGTTTCTAAGTCTATCGCGATTTCATCTACTTGTCTTAAGTCTGGAAATTCTGTCGGCTTCACCCATTCAGTCTGGGCTTCAAATCTAGGAATTCGCATTAGTTATGTGGGCACCCTTCTTTTTTATCTTTTTTCCATTTAGTGTACCCATCTACCCAACTTTCTTGAGGACCATAATCTCTTTCAATTATCATATCAATATAATGTTTAGCCTTTTCTAGATCTTGTACTTCTCCTTTATGCGCATGTCTGCAGATGTATTTAATAGCATTTCCTTCTGCAAATTGCAATTTGTTCTTGTTTATAAACTCACTGGGCTGAACCACCATATCTTTATAATGAGATCCTCCAATTTGTTTATTGTATACTTTCGATGTCATATCCTTTATCCTCCTTTTTTGCCGCCAAAATATATAAATTTTGTTTAGTACGTGTGACGCCCACATACCAAATCCTGTTTTCTTCGTCTTCTTTATCAGGGCTTTTTTCAATAGCCTCCCTAATAGTTTTGGTATTATCTAAAAGGAGTAAAACATTATCAGCCTCTCCTCCTTTAGCTGCATGAATCGTTGATAGTTTAACTCGTGCTTCTTTAGATAATTTTTCCCCCGCTTGTAACATATCTCTGATGTAGAGACTGTCTTCAGGTTCAGTTTCAAAAACCTCAAACCATTGCTGAGTAGGGCTGTACCCAAATTCTTTTAAGTCATAGAGTCTTTCTTCTTTTTCAGGAAATTCTTTTCCAAAATATTCAAATAAATCTTTGCACTCTGATATGGATAATTGGGATCCGTTTGTCCATCGTGTGTAGTTTTGAATGGCATCGTATAGTCTAGTCTTATAACTCTTTCTGTTTTTATATTCAAAATAAATTCCCCTGTCTCTGAGTGATGTCTTAAGCTTTATTAATTTATCATTATATCTGGCTAACACCAACCATTGTCCTTCGTGTAAAGGAACATCTTCAATTGATGTGCCGAAGTATATTGACCCCTCTTCATCTCTCGCGTTCCATTCTTTTTTTATTCTCCTCTCATCAGGTATTCTACTTAAAATATTGTCAGCAATGTGTTGAACCAATTTTGGAACTCGATAAGATTGGGGTAATACTATTTCTTTTGCAGGTTCTTGTTGAAATCTTTTAACATCTGCACCGGCCCAACCGTAAATGGCTTGATCGTCGTCTCCAGCTAAGATAATATATTTAGAATTTTTCTTTAAAACATCAAACATCTTCCATTGAATCGGCGATAAGTCTTGGGCTTCATCAATAAAAACGACGTCATATTTTGGACATAATTCGGCCATAATAAATTTTTCGATCATGTCGGTGTAGTCTTTAAGGTGGTAAGACTCTTTATAATTATTTAATTCATCTTTTAAAATATATAATAAGTTTTTGTCTAAATCTTGTGAGTACATATCTGTATTGTATTCATCTTCAATAGATACTTCTTTGATTCGAGCTGCATTAATTATATTAAAGTATTCACTATCTGAATCGACGAAGCCTGTCTTCTCTTCTCCATTGCTATAAACAGTTACTTCAATACCTAAACTTCTTCCTATGTCCTCGTAGTGTTCGTCTTGCATGACTTCACTTTTCTTCATACCTAATTTCCAGAACGCCAAGGAATGCAAAGTTCTAAAATGTTGTAATTGTTTTTCGCTGATGTGTGGATTTTGATCGAGCATCCTTTCCTTAGCTTCAGCAGCAGCTTTCTTGGTAAAGGCAAAATACCCTATTCTATCGATAGGAGTTCCTAGCTTAAGAAAAGTTCGGGCATAATGTAAGAGACGAGTTGTTTTCCCTGTTCCCGGAGGCCCGAGTATTTTTCTCATCATAAGATTTCCGTTTTATGTTTTACGTTAGTGTGATGAATCGGAACGTTTTCAAATTCTTTAATAGAAATTTTTACAATATTTTTAGTAGGTGTATTATATTTTCCTTTATCTTTAGTAGGGAATCGTTTTTGATCTAGAAATTCTATCTCACATTTTTTATA